TTTAGGCTTTGACCAACTTATATTAGAGTACCATAATACAGATGAACCTCACAGCGGCTGGATCCATTGTTCTTACAAGAATTCAGATGATAATAGAAAAGAAGTATTAAGGGCATATAGAAATGAAGATGGCAAGACGTTATATGAGAAATATGATCCCAGCTGAGAGATTGCTCGTTGGTATAATAGTGATACTGTCACAGATAAGAACAAAATCATTGATATGTACGCAATGAAAGGCATATAGCATTGACAAAGCATAGGTTATATGTTATATTATTAATATGAGTATAAGAAATAAGATTGAAGTATTAAAAGAAACAATTGCTTGGTTTAGAAAACAAATTGAACCACACGATTGTGGTTGGATGTACACCACTATTGATGGCATTAAACATAGAATAAGTGCATTAAGAAAAGAATTGAGGATGAAAAAATGAAAGAGTTTAAGTGGATTGATGTAGATAAAAGTAAACTTCCAACAACCAAAGGTAAGCGTATAGATGGTTTTCGTTTTTACCAAATAGATGGTAAGAACTATCCATCCATTACAACTGTACTTGGTGTTCAGAAAAAAGAAGGACTAGAGAAGTGGCGTAAGGCAGTAGGTGAAGAAGCTGCTAAGTGGGAAATGGGTAGAGCAGCACGTAGAGGCAAAGCAACTCATACACTTGTTGAACAATATATAAAAGGTGAAACACCTAGTATTAGGGACGTGTTACCTTTAGGTTTGTTTAGATTAATGAAACCTTATATAGACCAAATTGATAATGTTCAATTGTCCGAGGAAATAATGTATAGTCATAAACTAACAATTGCAGGTCAAGTTGATTGTGTTGCTGACTACAATGGTAAATTATCTGTAATAGATTTCAAGACAGCGAACAAGGAACGTAAAGAAGATTGGATAGAAAATTATTATATTCAAACTTGTGCTTATGCAATTATGTATGAAGAGCTATTTGGCAAACGCATAGAACAATTAGTTATATTAATGGCAGGTGAAGACGGCACAATGCGATCCTTTATAAGAGATAAAAAAGATTTTGAACCCAAACTAGAAGAATCTATCAAGTATTTTTATAAATACTATGAGAAACTAAACAAAGATAAAATCAAGCAATAACATTAACAAAGTGGCTGGAAATTATCCACGAGAGGTCACTTATGTTAAAGAAACTAATATCAATAATATTTGGAATTATACTCTTAATGAGTACTGCTCCTGCTTTAGCAGAGCACGAATTAAGTGGACAATTACCGAAAGACTTTGAACCTGCACCCGAAGTAGGTCCACAATTATATTGGTTACAAATGCCTGTAATATGTGGTGTTAGTGAGGATGTGCTTTTATATCTTAAAAAATATAACTTTAAATTAGTTAATGTTTCAGTTGGTAAACAAAAAGCAAAAGAGGATGGTGAACCAGTTTTTATAGTACAATATTATGTTGATCCTACATACACACAATCAATTGTAGTTATGACAACACTGAACGGTTCAGAATCTTGTATGTTATACAAGTCATTTGATTTAAAGTTTACTACACCTGAAAAAGGAACAAGTTTATAATGAATTTGACGTTGAAGGGTAGATAATAATTAGTGAGGACGTGGGTGCGATTCCCACCACCTCCACCAATTCAAAACACATTAGTGTGTGCTTTAAGGGGGTGAGCTAGAATCGACTACTAACTAAACCTATCTGGAGTTAAATCGCTGATAGCGTACTATCAAAACTATAAAAGCTAACGAAAGTTATGCTCTTGCTGCCTAGTTAATAGGTAGACGGCCTTGCCTGACAGGTGGCAACAGAAGTCAGGCGCTTTACATTTCATCATAAATATGTTATAGTAATGTAATGAACTCAAAAGAATTTTCACTGAAAATAGAAGAAGTTGTAAAAAAACATAAAGGTATGTCATACGTGGATGCTATAGTACATTATTGTGAAGAGAATGATGTTGAAGTAGAATCAGCAGGACGACTAATTTCCAAATCACTTAAAGAAAAAATCCAATTTCAAGTACAAAAATTAAACTTATTAAAAGGTGGTAGACCAGGAGTATTACCATCTTAATATGTGGGATAAAATAATGTATAACTATATCTATCACTGGATAGAAAAAATAGCCAGTACAGTAAGTGTATGGGCGTGGCATAAAAGAGAAAGGCTTTTACGAAAAGGACAAAACAAAAAATGAAAATATCTTGTTCAAGTAGGGCAAAGGAGCCTTGGAGACCTATTCAAGACCATTTGGATTTGCATATAAAGACAGCCTGGGAACATTCCAATTTTAGATTTAGTTATGATGATATAGATTCTGTTTATGGACAAGTAGAAGAATATATTCCTTTATATGGAGGTAGACCTGCGGAAGTTCCAGAAATAATGAAAGAGGATGTTTCTTGGATTTATGATAAAGGTATTGGTGTAAAATTAACTTTACAAAATAAATTTATAACTGACAAGGCTTATAAAGATAGTAAATCAGCTTTAAAAGAATATAATAAAAAAGGAAATTCTATTATTGTTACACTTGATAAGTTGGCTGAATATATTAAAAATGATTTTCCTAATTATAATATAGAGGCAAGTTGCATACAAGATATTACTGATAACGAACATTATGAAAAGAAAGTTGCAACTGGATTATATGATACGATTGTTTTACCTATTCATTGTAATGATGATATGAAATTTATAGAAAGTATTAAGAGAAAAGATTTGTTAAGATTGTTTATGAACATAGAGTGTTCTTATAATTGTCCTAGTAAAGTTTGTTATGGTCCAACTTCTAAACTTAATACTGAACAGTTGGGACAGGAGAAAAGTAACAAAAAATTTATGTGTAGTTTGATTGACTTCGGTCAAGAAAGAACCTTTTATAAAGATGATATAAATTGGAGGGAATTTTATTTTGATTTACCAATGTATGAGAAAATGGGAATAACTAAATTTAAATTGGTTACACCTACAGAACAACAACAACGAACTGCTTTGATGTATAAGAAAAATAGGAGCTGGTTGATTAAAAAGAAAAAGTAAAGTGATAATTTTAAAAGATAAAAAAGATATAAAGTTTGCACCAGAAACATTTTTAAAAGATTATGAGTGGGAATCTCACGGTCAATATGATAGTTTAAATTTTGTTAATAAAGATGTGAAAGTTTTATCAGTAAAGTTTAGTGTAGTTGGTGAAAAAACTTACAAAGCATTTCCTAATTTAGAATGGATTGTAGTTCGTCAGCACGGTTATGATAATATTAATCTTAAAGAATGTGAAAGAAGAAATATAGGAGTTGTTACTACAAAACCATTTGCACAATCAACTGCTGATTGGATAAATCAGTATATAAAAGATGATGATAAAATTGCATTAATAGGTAAAGGATCAGTTGGGTCAAAAGTAAAATCAGATAATATAACAATTATAGGAAGAAATGTAAATGGATTTCCTTGGCATAATTATAATACATTAATTGTAACCGTCCAACCAGAGAAAAATAAACATCTTATTAATAATGATATACTTTCTAAATTTAAAGGTAAATTAATATCAATTAGTAGGTCAGATGTTATAGACAATAAAGCATTATTAGATAATATAGATAATATCTCTCACGCTTATATTGATACTTTAGGAAGTGAATATAGAAATAAATTATTTGATACAAGAAAAATCACCTATACAAAACATACTGCTTGGGAACATAATTTTTCATATGAAAATAACACAACATATTTTAATAATTTAGAACAGCAAATAAAAGATTGTTTGAATGGTTTGATTTCAAAACCTATTTTAAATCGGAGTGAAAGAGTTACGTTTTAATGAGAATAGATACACCAGTTAAAGAATATAATTTAAAAGATAGGAAGATATTTGTTAAAAGGGATGACCTTATGGGAGATGGTAATATATTACCACCGTGGGGTAAAATGTCTGGTATTAATAAATTGTTAGATAATTTAAATCCTAAATATCCATTAATACATCTTGCTGTCAATGGTTCTTGGAGTGGTTGGGCATTATCATATCTTTGTAAGCAAAAAGGTATTAAATTTATTTACGCATACCCACCATCAAAAACATATTCAGAATTTATATTAAATAAAGCAAAAGAAAATGATTGTGAATTTTATGAATTGAAACCTAATATGATGGCAATATTATATAATGGAGTTAAGAAATATGCAAAACAAAATGATATACAAATGTTGCCGTATGCATTTGACCATATAGATTATCGTAGTGAATTAAAGAATCGTGCTGAAAAGGTTTTTAAGGAACATTTAGTTGACCATTTAGTTATTTCTGCTGGGTCAGGTGTGACAAGTTCAGGAATTGTCCAAGCATTTGCACCAGGTAGTGATTTATTTTCTAATTCCATTAAACAAGCACAAGTTATTACAGTATCAAATGAGAATACAATTAATAAAAAATATAAAAGTCATTCTATTTCTTCTGGCAATATTAATGTTTATAAATCACAATTTGAATTTGATGATATGATGAAAGATTATGAAGTACCATTTCCTTGTAATGGAACTTGGGATAGAAAAGCGTGGAAATGGTTAGAACATAACATAGAAAAACTTGAAGGTGATATTTTATTTTGGAACATTGGAGGTAATATATGAAAGATAAGAATAAAGAAGCAATTAAAATATTAGAAGAAAATCCACTCACTAACGTTTATTCTCCCGAGGATCAAATTAAAATGGAATTAATGAAGGCAAAAGATAAAAAGAAATATGATGAGCGTAATAGGAACACTTCAAAAGACCCTTTTAAAGGAACTAGTATAGAAGGAAAAGATTAAAGATGGACGTTGAACTTATAGATAAAATGGGTAGTGACCTATCAGTAGTGAACGCTGCTAGAGTATCATTTGCAAAAATTAAAGATAAATTTGAAGACAAAGATGAAAAGTTAATTAAATATCTTGCAGTACACGGACATTGGTCACCTTTTGCTCACGCTTCAATATCATTTAGAATTAAGGCACCTGTTTTTGTTGCAAGACAATTAGTTAAACATCAAGTTGGTTTAAGTTGGAATGAAGTGAGTAGGAGATATGTAGATGATAAACCACATTTTTATGTTCCATTTATGTGGAGAAAACGTCCTGATAAGAATATTAAACAAGGTTCAAGTGATGAAGAAGTACCTTATGATATAACTAAAATAATAAATGACGCTGAAGAAATGTATAATGATATGTTAGCAAACGATATAGCACCTGAAATGGCACGTATGATATTGCCTCAATGTATGATGACCGAGTGGATATGGTCAGGTAGTTTATATGCATTTGCTAGGGTATGTAATTTAAGAAATAAAGAAAATGCTCAAGTGGAAACAAGAATGGTGACACATCATATATCAAAACATATGAAAGACCATTTTCCAATGTGTGTGAGGTATTTGTTAGATGGTTGATAGATGAACTATAATGGATTTGATGTTTATAAAACATATTTAGCAATTAAACTACACTTTACTACAACTGCTTATGACTATCATAAATATAACGGTAAGGTGAATGCGAGTTTGGAACAATTTACAAGACGAAATGATAGATATTTTTTTTATAAACTTTCAAATAGATATGCTAAAGATAGTATTGTTGATTATTTTGTTTCTAATTTTGCTAGTAATAATAAAAAATGGATAGGAAATTTACTTGAAGATGATGGACACAAAATCTACTTACGATATAGAAAGTATAGTGAGTCTCTTAATTATAATTTGCGAAACGACATTGGTCGTGTTATTTACGATTTTAACAAGCGTGGTATTACTTTTGATAGTGGGATGGGCGTACATAATGGTCAACACCCAAGAATGCTACGATTACTTATTCAAGAAAAAATTAGCTACCAGACCGCCATCATACTTGATAAAGCTATTGCGTTTATCAAAAATTGGGATACACAAATTAAGGAAAAGGTTGTCTGGCCTAATATCTCCTCTAAACTCAAAAAATTAAAACCATTTTTAAGATACAATGAAGTAGAAGCACAACTAATATTAAAAGAAACGATACGTGAAGGATTCCAAAATGAAAATTGATTTTATAGCACAAATAGAAGGTGTTGAAAAGACTATGCCTATAATTAAGGCAAGTGAATACAGACACAAATGGATGATTAAGATGGCGCAAGATTATAGAAAACTTGGGTCATTGACACAACGAAGTGAATTTGAAAATACACCTTTTGCAGTAAAAAAGGATCAAAGACATACATCAAAATGTCCAGGTATTATTGATTATAGAAATCAAGGATATATTGTAAGACTACATCAAGACATTAAGATAGATGTTATTGGTGATGATGAAGAAAGTTATAGATGGCAAGGATCTTTAAATGAAAAATATTTAGGCACAAACGAAGAGTTTATTAATCATCACGGAGAAGGAAATTTATATCCTTTTTATGAGAACTGGCCGAAAGACACATTAAAGAAAATACTTAAAGTTAATATGCCTTGGAAGGTAAGAATACCTAAAGACCATTATCTATTACAAATGCATCCATTTTACCTAGATGATTTTAGATTTACAACGTGTTCAGGTATATTAGATTGTAATATGGGAATAGGTAGTATTATGGTGCCTATGTTCTGGCACTCCACAAAGGGAGAAGAGTTAATCAAAGCAGGCACACCAATAGCACAATTGATACTGATACCTAAAGATGAAATAGAACATAGAAATTTAAATCTTGTAACTGATCCCAAGTATAAAGAAGATGAAAGAATAAGTTATTTAATGTTAAGACAACAATTTACAGTTAACTATAATAAGATAAAAGAGTTTTGGAAAAAACGTTTAAAATGATTAAAGTTATAGATAATTTTTTAGATAAAGCCATTTTTGATGAAATGCAAGAAATAGTAATGGGTAAAGATTTTCCTTGGTATCATTATGACCAACCAGTAGATAATTATTTCCAGTGGGATTATGATAAAACCCCACAGGAAATAGAAGTAGAAGCTAAAAGAGTTGAGGGTTGTTTTTTTATGGTTAATTCGTTATATGATAATCAACGTCCAATATCTGGTAAGAACGAAGCAAGTGTTTCTGTCCTGAAACCAATTACATCTAAATTAAAGGTAAAAGAGTTGATAAGAGCAAAATTTAATTCATATCCTAATCAACACAAACTAATTGAACATACTTGGCACCGAGATACAGATTATACACATAAAGGTTGTTTGCTTGCTTTGAATACTTGTAATGGTTACACAAAGTTTAAAGATGGCACCAAAGTTGAGAGTGTTGAAAACAGAGCACTCTTTTTTGATCCATCTATTGAACACACTAGTACAAACACAACAAATGCTCCAAGGAGAGTTAATTTAAACATTAACTATTTTTAATGAAAAAAGATATGGACCAAATGATTAAAACTCTTATGAGCAAGGGTTATAAAATCAATGAGAGAACTATCTATGCAATGCGACAAGTACCACGTGAAAAATTTTGTACTAAAGCAGTTAGAGCAGGTTGGCCAGCAATAGCATATGAAGATTCACCACTAGAAATAGGGTTTGGTCAAACTATATCACAACCTTTTATGGTTGCATATATGACTCAACAATTAGGTATTAAACCTTTAGACAAAGTGTTAGAGATAGGTACAGGTTCAGGTTATCAAACTGCTGTGTTGGCAGAATTAACAACAGATGTATATTCAGTAGAAAGAATTTTTAAATTATCACAAAAAACACAAATATTATTGTCA